ATGAGCAGACGCATTCCCAATTACGCGCTGTACGGCCAGGCCGCGTTGCCGGCATGGCAGGATCTGCTGCATCTGGAGTGGATCAGTGACCGCGGCGACATGCATCAGCGCGAAATCCGGCCCCATCAGCACGATGCGTTGCTGCAGGTCGTCTACGTGCGCAACGGCCAGGGCGAGGTATCGCTGGAGAACAGTCGCATGGCGTTCCATGCGCCGTGCCTGATCCTGCTGCCGCAACGCACCGTGCATGCGTTTCGCTATAGCGCGGAGACCGATGGTCCGGTCATCACGGCAGCGCAACGGCCGCTGGAGTCCATGGCACGTATTCTCTCCAGCGATTTGCTGGCAATGATGCAGCGTCCGGTGGTGATTCCCTTGCCCTGGATTGCGGATGGCACGGAACCCATCTGGCCACTGATTCAGCTGATTCAGAACGAAGCGCAAGGCCAGGAACGCGACAACGTGGCGGCCGGCCATGCCTTGCTGATCGCCTTGCTGGTACGGATCACACGGCTCAGTCAGCCGACCCTGACCGCAAGGCCGGCCAACGGCAGACGCTCGGCATTGCTCGGTCAGTTCCGCGAACTGATCGATCAGCACTTCAAGCAGCATTGGCCGCTCGCACTGTATGCCGAAGCGCTGGGCATCACGCCGGCCACGCTGGGCAGAGCCTGCCGCGAAGAACTCGGCGAATCGCCGACAGCCGTCATCAACGAACGCATCGTGCGCGAAGCACAACGACAGCTTGCATATACCGCATTGGACATCCAGCAGATCGCCCATGACCTGGGCTACGACGATGCTGCGTATTTCAGCCGATTCTTCAGAAAGCAGGCTGGCCTCAAACCCAGCGAATTTCGCGCAGCATTCCGAGGAAGAGCGTAAATGCAATCGAAGCGACCGCAATCGGCACGTCAACTGCAGAGTCGACAAGCGATAAAAGTGACTGGCCGAGCACCTGCAGAAATATCCTGCGAGTTCGCATAATGGGTAACGTTACGTTTAATCGGCTCCGGACAATGCTATAAGCTCCGGGGCCGATTTAATGTAACGTTGATTATGCGCTGCGCAGTCGATCTCGAGCCCCATGACATCAAGACCGCCGAACTCTATGCCCCAGGGCGCAAGGGTTCTGACGCTGTTTCGTGGATCCTCGACGACTACCCCCGGCTTGTTGCTGAGATCCGCGATTTGCGCCGCCGGGTAGCGCAGATTGATTCAGAGGCCCACGCCCTGGACGTTCGCCTAGCGGCGCTCCAAGACGCTTGCCGGGCTATTTTGGATCTTTAGACCCACTGCCTTTCCCTGACGCGCCATTCTGTTTCGCTTACGCCTGGCTCGTTCATTCTCTTGCAAGCGTTTTCGGCTTGCTTTTTTGATCCGTAGTCGCCTGTTTTGTCGTCTTCCCAATGTATCCCTTTTGCGTTTTCGTACCTGAATTGCAGCACGTAACGGCGCTTTGTCGGTCCCGCTTTCGCTGCCTTGACCTTTGCCTTGGCCAGCTCTTTAGCCATGGCGTCACGCTCTGCTTCGGCCACCTCTACGCGCTTTATCAGTACACTATCGGCCTCCTGGATCATGCGTGCCTGTTCCACGATTGTTCTTGCGCGTTTCCTTGATTCCGATTCGAGCTCTTCGATTCTTGCCAGTGCTTTCGCCAGCTCGGCGCGTAGATCCTCTTCAACTCGCTTGTGCACGTTAGCAGTAACGTTACTTTTAAGCCTTTCACGATATGCGCGCTGCTTCTCGGCTGGCGTCATGGCCTGGCCTGTCGCTGGTCGGCCACGGCGCTTCTTGGCCGGCTGCTCGTCCAGGGGGAGGGCTTGGGTTTGCTGGTCTGCTGGGTCGATCATGGCGGAGGGTCCGTTTCGTTGTCCGTGCTGTAATTATAGTAACGTTACCATAAATGATCTAATTGCATGTTGCTATCAGCCCCGCACGCATCATAGATAAAGTAACGTTACCTTAATTCGACCTCGACCATGCCGCTTGCGGCATATTAGTCGCCTGCACGCCCTGGACTGATCGCACCACTCTCACCGCGACGACACCCGCGCAGCGGCCTCAACCCACGACAACGAAAAAGCCCCCGACGGCCTCAACGGCTCGCCAGGGGCTCTTCGCGATCCTCGCTCTACTGTCCCGTGCCGATCTCGCACCGCGCCCTGATTTCCCAACCTTGGCCACTCCGAGCGCCTGTCCGGCAGTCTCCCAGGATCGTCAGCGGCTGACCTGGTCAGGTCACGATAGTTGCTCGGTTTCAGCAGCGCTTTTCAGCTGGTCGGCGGTGGGGGTGCTGTTACACCCCCACTTTACCGTGGTTTCCCACGGTGCCGACCTCAACATGCCTTCCGCAAGGCTTCCTGCTCGATGCTCATAAGCACGCCTCTGATCGCCACCTTTGCCTGATCCCGCATGTCGTCGGGGAGCATTTCGAGGCGCCTCCACATAGCGCGGAATTCCGCGCTACCGCTGCGCTCGGCCTCGTCTAACAGTAGCTCGTCTGTCGATACGCCAAGCACCCTAGCTAGGACCGCGATCTTATCCCCGGGTGGAGGCCGTTCGCCTTTCTCGTATCCCTTGTAGGCCGATTCGGACATACCGCAAGCCTCCCACACTTGTTGCTGGGTTAAGCCGGCCGCAGCCCGCGCCCGCTTTAGGTTTTCGCCGATTGTCATGGAATCGCCGCCGTGTGGTTCTTGGTTGTCCAGCATCATCACTCCTGTATGTTTGACCAGCGTCAAGATGTGACACCGCAGGGTGTTAAATTACACTTGACTCTAGGGTGTACGATCTCATACCTTCCCCGTCAGGTTATGGACCTTGACGGGAAATGGAATGTTCGTTGATTGGCTTACGATCTCGCAGGAACACACGCACGATCTTCCGGTCGTCTGTGACATCCTGACTTTGACGATCGACACGAACACCAACGAAGTGCTGTCTACTCGCCAGCCTCGCTTTAAGCATGAGGCCAGCTTTTCCACCTCTGTGACGATCCATGTTCAGGGTCGGAAAATCCGCGTCGAAGGCAACCCGAGCCGGGTAGGGCGCCTAGACAACCTGTTCGGCTTCTCGACCATCGATCAGTGCGTTTCTGTCTACAACCAGCTTCTAGCCGAGTACGGCCTGCCGGGCTTCACCCGCTGCACCCGCGTCGATCTTCGCGACGGCGCTTCCGGTGCAAAGGCTGGGGATCGTGTGGCAGACGGCGCCAAGATCGAGCGCATCGACCTGACGACCAACGTGTCGGTAGGAGAGGGCAACGTGCTGGCCTATCTGCGCGGCGTTTCCTCCCAGCGCATCGGCCACAGCATCGGTTTTTTGTACCCCAACGGTCGGACTGTCGCGTGGACCCCGCAAGGCAACGGCAAAGGCGGGCGCCTCCAGTACCGCAAGGCGTACGACAAGGCGTTTGAGCTTGACGAGAACCTGCTGCCGAAGATCAAGCGCCTTTATGGCGATCAATCCCCTGAATTCCAGTACGTCCAGCGCGTGCGCAATTACTGCGCCGAGTACGGCGTCGTGCGCATGGAACAGGAACTGAAAAACGAATTTCTGCAACGCGAAGGCTTGGCCTATTGGGGCCTTTTTGACGAACGGCGTTTTGCCGAACTCCACGACGAGTTTTTGAGAATTGACGAGCGACTGAAGGTGACCGCGATGGACATTGTTTCCATATCCGAACAGCTCTTAGCTGAGCAAATTGTCGATACCACGCGCGCCGCGAACACCACGGCCATGTACGCAATTCAGTGGATGCACGGCCAGCAATTCGACTTCGGCAAAAAGCAGGTCCAGACCCACGCGGCCCGCCTGAACCGCATCGGCATCAACATTCGCAACGCCTGCGATACCTCGCGCTTTGCGCCCGTCTTCGTTCGTCAGGCCCGCGAGATTACGAAGTCCACTGTCCTCCCGATTCCGAGCTGGTATCAGCGCCCGAACCATCTGCAGGTGGCCGCATGATCGCCGCGACCGTTTCCCTGCTCGCAACCCTCGCCGGTGGTGCCATCGCGCTCTACCTCGTGCGGTTGGAGTTCCGCCCATGAGAACCGTCAGCTTCCAAGGCACCCAGCTCACCAGCGGCCAGCGCCGCCGCCTTCAAGAGCAACAGCAGGCCCGGCCATTCGTGAACCCGGTCCTGCAACAGCAAGTAAACGAAACCCTGGCAGCGCTCGAAGCTCGCCAGTCCCAGGGCATCAAGCCCGAACGCCAATGGTTCTTGGAACGCCAAGAGCGTGGCACTCCCTGCGTTGCCGACCTGTTCGGCTTTTAAGAGGCAATACCCATGGCTATGACTATCAAGATCGAAACCACCGGCAACTTCCGTACCGGCATCGCCGCCAAGTCGCAAAAGGCCTACTGGATGGCTGAAGCCTATGCTCATCTGCCGGGCGTCCCGTATCCGCAGAAGTTCAGCTACTACGCCGCCTCTCAGAACGAAGTTTTGCCGGTCGGGCACTACGAGTGCGACATCTCCTGTTCGATCAAGGATGACCGTATTCACTTCGAGGTTGATCCTCGCCAAGCCCGCCGCATTTCCGCCCCGGCTCCTAAGGCAGTAGGCGTTAACTGATGGACACATACGTCTGCACCGAACTTGTTAATGGCATCTGCCAAACATGGGCCGTGCAGTCGTCAGTAATTCCGCCCCTAAGTGTTACTGATGGGCTGAAACTCGGATGGGCCGTTGTTGCGTGTTACGGCGCTGCCTGGGGATGTGGTTTGTTAACACGCTTTCTTCTATCTCATGAAAGGAACTGAAATATGAATGGCTCGATGATTCCCGCTGATGTACTGACTGCGATCGATGCACTTAAAGGCGATGTTCAAACCATCGGCGGTGCAATGTTCGTTGTTGTTCTGGTAGTGGTGGCGTTCGCCTACTTCCGCCGCTCCGCTCGTTAATTCGAGCCTCGGCAACTAGGGGGCTTAGCGGCCCCCTTTTTTATTGGAGTTCCGAATGGAAGTTGCAAGCTGGGAGTATTCAGGATGGCTCGTCGTTTTCGTTATGGTCTCGTCGTTCTGGCTGCTGTTCTATACAGCGTCCAAGTAAGTGCGGCACGTCAGGTAATCGCTGAGCCCGGTGAAGTTCAACGCGCATGGGTTCCAGGTGCTGGCCCTACTTCTTTTGTCGATTCCAGGGACTGGAACGCCACAGTCAGCACACAGAGTGGCTCACGTGTTCAGCTTCCTGTTAATGGCAAGCGTTCATACGGCTGGCCAAAATGGGCCGGCGCAGCAAAGCAATTTGTGAAGAAGTCGCCTCAGCAGGCCGCTGCCGCTGCAGGTATGGCTGGTGTTTTTGCTGCTGTCGATTGGGTCATGGATCAAGGGCAATTCAAGCGTCCCGGTGATGGCGGGGTTTGTTATCACGCCTATTACGGCGGCACGGGTATGGCTACCGCTTGTGAGTATGAATCTGCCGGAGATGCATGCCGTGCGCTCTACAGGATGAGCGGCATTAGCCATAAGGGGGCTGGCGCACTTTCTGGGGGCTCATGTTATTACCATCACCTCACCAATGTGCCTTCGCTTGTTCAGTCTGGATACTGGAAAGAAGTAAATTCCGACCCTTCTACGCAGCCCCGTGTTCCCGTTACCGATTCCGAGATCGATAATCTCATCGATGGTATTACTGATTCTAACGTAGCGGCAGAGTCAGCCCCTTTCATTGAGCAGAATCTGCCCGGTTCGTTCGACTACCCCGATGGATTCGAATTTTCAGGCCCTCAGTCCGTTGACTTGCCGGGCGTAGTAACGACTAAAACGGACCCAGCCACTGGCAACACGACCACTACGGAAGTTCTTCCATCTGTGCAGTTCGAATATGGAACCAACCCGTGGTCGATTACGCCGACTGATAAGACAACTAAGAACACGTATGAGAACGGTCAAAAGACTCAGACGGAGGAGTCGGTGTCTACTGATCCGGTAAATCATGGCGGCGTTTCTGTCCAGCCTAAGCCTCTCGAAATTCCAACTGATTGCGACTTTATGCCAACGGTCTGCAGGTTCATTGATTGGGTGAAGGAGCCGTTTACCGAAGAGACTCCCGATTTTTCTGAGCTTATTGAGGATGAGGACTTTTCAGAGTCCATAACTATTTCAGGCAATGCAACTTGCCCATCGCCCACAATGATTGAGACTAATCTCGGCTCTTTCGAATTTAGCTGGCAACCTGCTTGCACTTGGGCGGGAATGATTAAACCGCTTGTTATCATTGCTGCACTGATCGCAGCCATTTATATCAGTCTCGGCGTTGCGAGGTCCGAATAATGCCCGCGATTCTTGTAACTATCGGTGTTTACATAATTTCAAGCGTTATTGCGAAAATATTCGTTGCGCTTGGCATCGGCATATTTACTTACTACGGCTTGCTTACTCTGGTCGAACGTTTGGTTGATCAGGTCCAACTTGCTTTTGGTGGTTTGCCTGCTCAGGTCAGCCAAGTTCTGAGTATCGCGGGAATACCTGAGGCCCTTTCTATCGTTTGTAGTGCCTTCCTTACACGCGCCTCTATTCAAGCCATCCAAACATTTTTCGGGTCACGAGTATGATCACTCTCATAACTGCTGTTCCTGGTAGTGGAAAAACTCTTTACTGCATCGGACTCATTCTTAAGGCAGTCGAGGAGGGCAGGCCCGTTTATGCCAATATCGCCGGCCTAAAAATCCCGCAGTGTCACCCAGCTCCTGACGACTGGCGCGACACGCCTGAAGGCTCGCTAGTCGTTTACGACGAGGCCCAGCAACCCCATTTGTACCCATCGACTGCCCACCGTGGCGAGGTCAAGGACGAGCGCCTACGTCAGATGGAAGTCCACCGGCACACCGGGCACGACCTTGTTTTCGTCAGTCAGTCTCCCAGCTTTCTGCACCATCACATCCGCAAGCTGGCCGGTGAACACATCCACCTCTATCGTGCCTTCGGCGCAAAGATCGTCACGAAATACACCTGGCAGCACACCGTTGATTCACCCAATGATCGAGGGGAGCAGGGCAGAGCGGACAGCGTCCCATGGAAGTTTCCAAAGGAGCATTTTCAGTACTACCAGTCCGCGACGATCCACACGCACAAGTTCAAGATGCCCAAGAAGCTCGCGGCGCTCTTGTTCTTCATCGTTGCAGTCGCTGGCCTTGTCGTCTGGAACGCTGCAACCAATGAGAGCAGCCTGCTGACCGGCTCAGGTGCTGACATTCATCAACCTGTTGCCTCTGCAACGGCAGCGCCTTCTGAGCCCGGTGGTGTACGCGCAGCGGCCACCACGGGCCAGAAGAAAGCGCTGCCAGCTACGACAACGCTTTATGACTGGTCAGAAACCGAGACGGCCAAGCCTGTCGCCGGATGCATCTACAACGCGACTCGCTGCCAGTGTTTCGACGCCTCCGGTTCGCTCTACGCGATGGCTCATGCACAATGCTTGTCCGTGGCATCGAACATGCTGCCGCGATCAATCAACGTAGGAGGTTCAAGCCGTGGGTCTTCAAGACAGGGAATGGTTTCAGGAGAGTCGCAACAGTCGCTCATCGGCGACAATCCGTTTGCCAAAGCCGCAACGCCGGGGGCGTCTTTCTAG